CGTTTGCCGCGCCAAGGCCGCCTATAGCGTATGATCCAAATGCTGTCGGTCGCACAGAAGCGGCGCGACGTATTGTCCAAGCTGAGCCTGATCTGAAGAACACGACTCCCCCTAATGCTTTTAATAGGGTTATGGGTTACCTGCCCTCAGTTGGGGCGGGCCAAGTTCTTGGTTACAACATAGGGGCGGCAACCGGTCTTCCCGGAGCGGGACTTGTGACAGGGGCCCTACTCGGCGCTGCCACCAAGCGTATCAGAAATAAGCTTGACGACGTGTCTGCCAGTCGCATTGCTGAGTCTGAGGCCGCTGGCGCACCGCGCACACCCCTTTTCCAAGCGCCTGACGTGCGGAACCCGGCTACCGTTGCCGGCGGCATCGCAACCGCAGCCCAGACCAATTACCAGACGCCTGTCGCCGCAGCGCCAGAGCAAAAAGCAGCGCCGCAAAGCACGTTGTTGCCCGGTGAAATTACATACGAACAGCACCAGAAAGATTATGGCCAATCTGCGCCAGAGACCGGCGGTAACGCGCCGCCAATGCTGGACGGCGAGGTTTCGTTTGAAGATTGGCAAAAGTCTCAGGCCAAACCCCAAGCCTATGGCGGGCGCACCGCCTACAAGGCTGGCGGCAAGGTCAATGGCATTGAGCCGTTGGTACTGGCCTTGATGAACAAGGCAAAAATGGCTAAAAAGACGTCGAACAAGGCTACGGAGCCTCTGCTGAATGAACGCGATGACGCCATAGCGAACGCTCTGGCTGTTGCGCAAAAAGCTATCTGAGGAGGCTTAAATGGTCAGTTCGTATACCCCCAACAAGCGGATCGAAAAGCCGGCTAACGGCGATTACGTCAATACATGGTCAACGCCGGTCAACAGCGACTGGGATATCATCGACCGCGCCTTTGGTGGGACGACGATCCTCAATGCCGTGGGTGCGTCTGGCACCGTAACGCTCACGGCAAATCAGTACCAAGCGCCGATTGTTGCCATTACGGGTGCGCTGACGGCCAACGTGAACTACCAGCTTCCTGCTAGTGTTGGCGGCTTCTGGTTTGTCTTCAACAACACGTCTGGAAGCTTTTCAATCCTCTTCTCTTCGGCGGGCGGCGGCAGCACCGTCACCCTTGCCCAAGGCAGGACGACGGCCATCATCTGCGATGGGACGAACGTCGGCCTTGCCGACACCAGCATCCCGTCAGCGGGCGGCAGCACAACGCAGGTGCAGTATAATAGCGGCGGCCTCTTGGCTGGCTCTGCAAGCTTTGTGTTTGACGGTACGAATGTCGGGATTGGAACCGCATCGCCGTCTACAGCCCTTCAGGTGGTTGGCACCGCAACCGCCACATCTTTTACAGGCGCTGGCACAGGCCTGACCGGGACCGCTTCCGCCCTTTCAATTGGAGGGAATGCCGGCACCGTCACCAACGGCGTCTACACGACCGGAAACCAGACAATCGGCGGCACCAAGACCTTTAGCAGCACGATCCTGCTAGCGGACGGTGGCTTCATGTTTGCCAGTGACGGTTCGCAGGATACGGGGATTAGCTGGGCCTCAGACGGTGTGATGAATGTCCGGTCGAACGCTGTGACTGTCGGCCAGTTTAACAATACGGGCTTTACCGGCAACGCCGCTACCGCCACTTTGGCTACGACGGCTACGTCAGCGACCACGGCCACGTCAGCGACCACGGCGGGCTCCGTCACGAATGCGGTGACTTTCAATAACGGTGGCTCTGGCGCTGCGTCTGGCACAACGTTTAACGGCTCCGCCGCCCGGACAATCAGCTACAACACGGTGGGCGCTCCCTCAGTTTCTGGTGCCAATGCCACCGGCACTTGGGGCATTGGCATCAGCGGCAATGCCGCGACTGCAACCACGGCCACCACGGCCACCAGCGCCACCAGCGCTACAAACGCTACGAACGCCGCCAACCTTGTCACAACCAACTTCACCATTGTGCAGAGCGGCACGGACTTGCTCATCAAGTACAACGGCACCAACATCGCCAAGATAAGCAGCGCGGGCGCGTTCACCGCAATCGACAACGTCACTGCCTACGGGACCGTCTAATGGCTCTCCCATCCAGCGGCCCGCTAACACTGGCTGACATCCAGACGGAGTTTGGCGGGTCCAACCCGATATCGCTCAATGAGTATTATGCTGGGGGCGCTAACGTGCCTGCGGGCACGACCGGCACCTACGGGGCGGTGCCGTCAAGCGGCACGATCAGCATCCGCAACTTCTACGGCACATCGGACACGACGTTCCCGCTGCCCGCTACAACCAATGTCTCGGTATTCGACTCCGCTCCCGTTGACGCGGGATACAGCCTGCGAAGCGACGGCGCTGTATCAAAATTTGAAAACGGTTTGGAAACCATTATCGGAGACTGGATTGTTCCAAACACAACGGCTTCCAGTTATGAGGTTTTCGCAACTCTTGTCTCTGGGACCATTTCCTCTGGGACCACAGGAAGCCCTCTCAGTCTGGGGACTACGCGATCATGGGGCGTGTCGGCATCTAGCCCCGGATCAAATCAGGGCTGCACATTGGGTATTAGCATACGCCTTATATCATCAGGTTCGCAGGTTGCGGCTGCAACTGTGACTTTGTACGCTGAGTATTTTTAATGGCCGCAATTGATGAAACCGAGGCCCGACTGAACACCCACGAAGAGGTGTGCGCCTTGAGGTATGCCGGCATCTGCGCCCGTTTGAAACGCCTCGAAAATGTTGGTATTGGCGTTGCTGGCACGATCATCATGCTGCTGGTCGGTATCCTGCTGAAAGTGAACTGACATGAGCTTCTGGGACCGCTTTGAAAGCAGCCGCGACGGCATTGAAGACACCGTCGAGTTCACGATCCGCATGGCCGTTGTCACACTGGCCTGCGTCGTGCTGGTTGTTGTGGCCGCGCTGGTCATCGGCCTGTTCATGCCGAACCACGTCGTGGACAGCGACAAGGTGTTCGAAATTGTCGGCCCCGCCTTCAACATGGTGATCGGCGCGTTCGTCGGCCTGCTGGGCGGCCTGAGCCTCAACGCCAACGCGCGTGATAAGAAGCCGGAAGAACCCGCTCCGGTCGAGCCGCTGCCTGCGCCAGAGCCGCCTGCCGCTGAGGCCGACGATGATGACGATATGGCTCCGTGGGAGAAGTATCGCAACGACCTGCGCTATGATGCCAACGGCGACGGCGTGGTCGATGAGAGCGACTTCCCTGACTGGCGCAATCCGGGGCCATAATGGCTGGCAATCTCTCCACCGTCGAATTGATCGGCCAACTTTGGCCGGTTGTTTTGGCGTTTATCTCGCTGACGATCATCCTTGCTAAGATGGACGTTCGCCTTGGCGTGGCGGAAGAGAAGATCAAGGCGCTGTTTGAGCTTTGGAACAAAAACAAATGAGCCTTGCAGCCCTTCAAAAGAAGATCAACGTCACTGCTGATGGAGCCTTTGGCCCCGGTACGCTCAAGGCTGCCGCCGCCTACTATAAGCTGAACAAGAGCCGCGCCGCGCACTTCTTCGCCCAAACGGCGCATGAGAGCGGCAACTTCACGGCGTTCAGTGAGAACCTGAACTACGGCGCAAAGGGTCTGCGCGGCATCTTTGGCAAGTATTTCCCCACCGAAGCCATGGCCAAGGCGTATGAGCGTCAGCCGCAGAAGATTGCCAACCGCGTCTACGCCAGCCGCATGGGCAACAGCGTCGAGGCGTCCGGTGATGGCTGGAAGTATCGCGGTCGCGGCGCGCTCCAGTTGACGGGCAAGGCAAACTATCAGGCGTTTGCAGACTACATCGACCGCCCAGACGTGATGACCAACCCTGATCTGGTGGCCGGCGAACTTTGTTTTGAAAGCGCCTTGTGGTTCTTCGACAGGAACAAGCTCTGGCCCATCTGCGACCAAGGCATCAACGACGCCGCCATCCTTGCGCTAACCAAGCGGATCAACGGCGGCACCCATGGTCTGGATGACCGCATGGCGAAAACAAAGAAGTTCGCCGGGTGGCTGGCGTGAACGTCAACTGGGGCGACATCCTGAAGGGCGCTGTGCCCATCCTGATCGCCTGCATTGCGTGGCTGCTGGGTCAGGTGAACACGTTTGAGACCCGGCTGACCAAGATTGAGGCGGCGATGCCTGTCCTGATCTCGCCGGATGGCGTACCCACGGACAGCCCGCTTTCGGCAAGGGCCAGAGGGGAATTGCGTGAGCATCTGACAGGCGAAATCAACGACCTGAAGGTGCGTGTCGGGGTCATCGAAAGCAAAGCCAAATGATCTCTAGCCCGTTTATGCTTTATGCAGCAGCGGGCGCTCTCATCGTCGGCGCTGCCGCAGGGTACAAGGTCCGCGACTGGCAGTGTGACGCAGCATATGCAAAGGCGCTGGAAAAGGCTGAGAAGCAGCGCGTCAAAAAGCAAGAGGTGGTAGATGTTATTTCGCAAACCTATGAGGCCCAACGCGATCAAGCCAATGGGGTGGCAACCGAAAGAACCTATACCATTCGGGAAATATACAAGACGGCTCCTGCCGTTCCTGTTGATTGTGCCGCTCCTGATGCTGTGCGTAAGCTGCTCGAAAGCGGTGTCCGTGACGCCAATGCCGCGTCCGCCAGCGAACCTAGCGTCGAAGTGCCAAACGCTTCAAGCGCCGCCGCTAACGCTGCTCGACCCTGAGCGGGCCCTCTGGGAAGGCGACATCATTGCAAAATATGCGGATTGCAGCCTCAAGCACCGCCTGACGGTCAAGGCGTGGGAAGACGCAGTGGCAGTGAAATGACGCCCGGTGCCTATTTGCCGGTTATGATTAGGTAGCTAGGCACCACGATCAGCGCGACCACCACCCAGAAAAGCAGCGGATCGGGCATCACAGCGCGTCCCGCAAGCGTTCCAGATACCAGATAGCCTTGCTGACTTCCTGCGCAGCGTCGTCCTTGTGGCCGGCGCGGCTCAGGTACTTCAGCGCGTTGCCACGGCAGTAGCCAGCAAACTCTTCTGGCGTCAGCTTGGCCCGCAGGTATTCAATCGTCTCAATGCCGCCAACCTTGTAATGGTCGGGGTTGATCATGTCTGGCTTGGCCT